ATCGGATACTAACAATTCTGATAGATTGCCAAAAACCGGAACAGTTAGAGAAGGTTTTACACCATTCATTGCTGGAATATTGTTTATAGTAGGATCACTCTTTGGATTGAAGAAAAAAGATCAAGATTAGGACAATAGCTATAGAAAAGATATAGAAAAATGGTTTGTGTACTGAGATTAGCTAGTGTAATGATGAAACAGTTTTGTGAAAATAGCCATTTTTAACTCAATTAATTAGTTTGCTTTGATATTGATACCCTTTTTGGATTTATGAATGGACTTAGTTTAGGTAAGTAATGGATTGATTGAAAGGGTTAATATTGACAAATATTGATTACATTGATTAGAAAATAGAGTCTATCAAAATTTAAAGTCTACTTTATTTAATAGAGGTGATGAGACAATTTCAGTGAAGGAATTAAGTAACGTTTGGTTGCTTAATTCCTTTTTCTTTTATAAAATTTCCTACCACTTAGTCAAGGAAGGTGACCAGATAGGCAAAACCTATTGTTTGCGATTTTTATTTTTGTTATAGTAGTAATTGTCAAGGGGAGATAAAGCTTCCTAACAAAATAGAAAATGAGGTTATATCATGAAAAAAGTATTAGGTATCGGATTTTTAGTCCTTGCAGCAGCAGTTTTGTATTTTGGTTTAGTTGGATGGCCAAGTTTGGATGTTAACATCTGGGCGCTCTTTCCAGTAGGTCTATTCTTATTCTTTACTCTTGAGAATTTGGTTAAAAAAGATTATAAGGCCAGTCTCATGAGCTTGATTATTGCCTTTATCATCGCCAATGCCATTCTTGATATCTTGCCACTTTCAAGTGGTTTGGTTATCGGTGCAGGAGTGCTAGCTTGCGTGGGAATTGGATTTCTCTTTCCTGACGCTAATAAGAATGAAGCATAATACAAAAAAGCCTCGAGATTTATCGAGACTTTTTATTATTTACCTGCGTAATATTTTTGTATACCTTTGACAATACCTGCCACCAATCTATTTTGGTAAGCATCGCTACGAATTTGTTGGTTTTCGTTGAAATTGTCAATGTAACCAAGCTCCAATAGAACTGCTGGTTTATCTGTTTCTCGAAGGACAGCAAAGCTACTTTGGAGGAGGCCTGCATCCTTAGCACCAGTTTCAGCTAGGAGTGAAGAGTGGATATCAGCAGCAAGGCGATTACTTTCACTGATACGATCAGGATGGTTATGCCAGTAAGGATTTATCTTAGCGCGATAGCCTGGGGCGTCTTCGTAAGAATAGGTCTGAATTCCAGAACGGTTAGAAGCAGGGTTGCCACTAGCATTAAAGTGGATACTAATGAAAATATCTGAGTTTGTACTATTCACCATTTTTGAACGTTCAGTGATAAAGTCGACATAGACATCACTATCTCTCGAAGAAAGAACGGTATAACCAAGTCCCTCGAGTTCCTTGCGAAGTTTCTTATAAACTTGCATAGTGAGGTCTTTTTCATTCGTGTTATAGTAAACAGCACCAGGATCTCTACCACCGTGTCCTGGATCTAAGAAAACAGTCTTCGTGTATTTTCCTTTTTCAAATCCACGACTTACAGGAATTTCGCCAATCCATTTCCCATTACTTTGGAACTGCTGTGCTTTTCCGTCGATTTTGCGAGTTCCTGTGACATAGATACCATTTTCATCTAGATAGTAACGGGCATTGTAGTAGCTGTCGTCAATCCATTCACTCTTAGCCATGTAACCACCTGACTTGAGGTAGTATGAGCCAATCCATTCACGCGCAGCATAAGTACCACTAGATTTCAAGTAGAACCAGCTATTATATTTTTTATCGAAAATCCACTCTTTCTCAGCCATAACCCCGTTAGCTTTTAGGTAGTAGTTACCTTGCCATTGGTTGTTTGCCATGCTGGCATCTTTGTTAAAATAGTACCATGATCCAGCGATTTTTTCCCATTTTTGTTGTGCTGCTTTACCAGAGCTTAGAGCGTAATATGATTTGCCATCATGTTTTACCCAGGAATTTTCAGCCATGGCACCACTGTTAGAAAAGAGATAACCATTAAAAATGGTGTTGCTGAGCATGATTCCGTCTTTGTCAAAGTAGTACCACACACCACCAACTTTTTCCCATTTTTGTTGAGAGATTTTACCAGATGGCTTTGCATAATACCATTTATCTTTGACTTTACCCCAGCCACTATCGACCATAGCACCGCTAGAAGTTAGAATGTATCCATCGAAAATAGTATTATCAAGCATGATTCCATTTTTATCGAAATAGTACCATTTGCCGTTAATTTTTTTCCAGTTTAGAGCAGGTTTGTTTGCTTCATAGAAGCGCCAGATATTTTCTTCAAATACCCAACCATTCTTTTTGACTTCTGGAGCTTTTGTCTCTTCTTTCTTGTCTGAACTTGTACTTGGAGTTGTAGTAGATGTTGTAGGGAGGCTTGATCTTGTTTCAGTAGAAGGAGCAGTTTCCTTGGTTGAAGGGGTGCTCTTTTTTTCTTTTTCTGTAGTTGTAGTTTCTTGTGTCTTTTCTACTGTAGTAGTTTGTAGGTGTTTTTCTTCAGCAAAAGTTGGATTTGTTGCGAATCCTAGAAAAGTAAGCGTGATGGCACTTGCCAAGAGCGTTTTTTTCACTTGTTTGATCTCCTATTTTTTTAATAATCTCTTTTTAAAATGTCATTAGAAAAGCACCTCATGTGGAAGAACTAGTCGCCAACTGTTGAGGTGCTGGCATGTTTTATTTTTATTTCATCATGAAGATTTGAACAATCATAACGATGTAGATGAGCAATGTGAGTAGAAATCCAGCTCTCCAAAAGAATTTAAGGAATTTTGGATAATAAAAGCTGCGTTTTTTGCTCAGGAAGAAAAAAGCTAAAATAATGGCTAGCAAAGATAGGGTTGCCCCCAAAATGGGAAGTTGATTATGGGTAAAAACCTTTGCACTGATTAAATAGTATTCAAAAATCAGAAAAGGAAAAGCCAAATCTGCAAAGTTAATCCCCTTTTTCTTTAACTTAAAAAATCTACTAAAGATAATAGCCAAAGCCAAGGTTAGTACCAAAAGCAAGACGGAAGCGAGTTTCATTAAAATCATAACAATATTGTATCATAAAATTTGAATAAAAGAAAAGCATATTCCTTGATTTAGCAGTGTTTTTCTAAAAATTTTTGTTTAGAAACTGATTTTTTATACTATATCAAACATCAATGTGATTTACTTTGTAAAGTTGGAGTAGTTTGAACCTTCATTATAAATCTTTTTTATGGTGACAATAAAAAATATATATTAGTCAGGAGAGAAGAATAGTAGTAGAATGAGTAGCAAATAAAACAAAGGAGTTTCTTATGAAATTAGTTACTTTATGGTCAAAACTCTCACTAGGCATTCAATTATTGGTGGCTTTGGTCTTGGGTGTTATCGCTGCCCTTATCTGGCCACAATTTGCAGGCTTTTATCAATTTTTAGGTCAAGCCTTTATTAAATTGATCAATATGGTTATCATTCCGCTAATCTTCCCAACCATCGTTGTTGCAGTAGCTGGAGTTATCGGAAAAAAATCTTTCGGAAAAATCTTGACCAAGAGCTTGGTTTACTTTTTTGCCGTAACAACTGCCATTACTCTTTTGTTTGTATTTGCTAGTTACTATTTAGGATTTGGTCAAGGAGTGAATATCGGTCAAACTGGTGGAAACCTTGATGGGATTGCTAACAATGTCAAGTTCAGCGAATTTTTGCTTGGTTTCATTCCATCAAATATCGTTAAATCTCTTTCAGATGGCGCTCTATTGCCAATTATCGTTTTTGCCATCTTTCTTGGTTACGGAATTGGGAATCTTAAGTCTGATAAATCTCAGAAGATTATCGAAGGTTTCCAAATCTGGATTGAAGCCATTTACAAAATTGTCGGTGTGATTATCAAGCTATCACCAATTGGGATTTTCGGTTTTATTGCCAAAGATGTAGCTACAACAGGAGTTGACAAGTTGGTTGGTTTGGGTCAATTTGTAGCAGGAACTTATCTGGCCTATGTGGTTCTAGCTTTAGTGATTTTTCCTTTGATTGCATTGGTTTTCGGAGTTCCTTATCTGACAAGCATTCGTCAGAACTGGAGCCTCTTGACTTTGGCTTTTGTCTCTGGTAGCTCCAGTGTTGTTTTGCCACCCCTGTTAAAAGATTTAAAGAAGAGATATATAACTATATATGGGATGAAAAGACAGGGGACACGATTAAGCAATTTGATGACGTGTTAGACTCGTTAAGATATGCTATATACAGCTATATGAACAGACAAACAGCTAAAGTATTAAATAAAGCCCGATTAGGACTTTAGAAAGGAGTATAAATGCAATTATTAACTTATCCTAGAGTTGAATTTGATGAAAAGAACATCAAGAAAGAGTTAGTGGTTAAACTCATAAGAGAGCATGAGAAACAGCTACCACGATTTAAGAAACTTAAGAAATATTATTTAGGTGAGCATGATATATTAAGTAAACAGCGTGCAAAAAATAAACCTAATTATAAACCTGTGTGTAATCATGCTAAAGATATAGCTGATACTTCAACAGGTTATTTCATGGGAAATACAATTACTTATAGCAATTCTGAAGATACTGATATCGATGAATTATTAATTGCTTTTGATAATGCTGAGGTAGATGAATCTGATCACGATAATGCGTTAGATATGGCTATTTATGGTGTTGCTTATGAATATGTTTATGCTAGAGAAAATGAAAATATATTAGATATAAAAAGCCTTGAAGTTGAAAATACATTTATAGTATATGACGATAGTATTGAACAACAACCATTATTTGGGGTTTATTATTTCAAACGAAAAGAAAATAAGGCTGACACTGAAACATATCAAGCTGTTATTATGACTAAACAATTTGTTTATTCAATTGTTTTAGAAGGTAAAGAAAAAGGCGTTATTTCTGAAAAGCCTATACCTCATAATATGGGTGATATTCCTATTATCGAATACAAAAATAATAAATATTCAATAGGTGATTTTGAACAACAAATAGGGCTGATTGATAGCTATAACTCATTAACAGCTAATAGAATTAATGACAAGGAACAATTTATTGATAGTATATTGGTTCTATATGGTGCAAGGCTTGGAGATGATGAAGAAGAGTCTATAAAGGCTATGGAGTCTTTAGCAGAAAATAAACTCCTAGAATTACACCCTGAAGCACGAGCAGAATATTTAAGTAAAACATTGAATGAGAATGAAGTTGAAACGCTAAGAAATGCTGTTAAGCAAGATATATACACATTTAGCCATATACCTAACTTAACTGATGAGAATTTCGCTGGGAATAGTTCAGGGGTTGCAATGGAGTTTAAGTTGTTAGGTTTAGAGATGATAACTAAAATCAAACAAAGATATTATGTTAAAGGCTTGAAAAAACGAATTAAACTATTTGCTAATTATTTAGGGTTAACACAAATAGCAATTGACGCTAACAGTATAATCCCTAATTTCAGTCGTAGTTTACCTAAGAACCTGTTAGAAATATCTCAAATAGTTAGTAATTTGGATGGTAAAGTAAGCCAAGAAACGTTATTAAGTCAAATTCCATTCGTAGAAGACCCTATGAGTGAAATAGAGAAAGTAAACGAAGAGAAACAAGAAAATATAGCACAGAATCAATTATTATTAACAGGTGGAGAACATATTCACAATACGACAATAGGTGATGAAGTAAATGAACAAGAAGAACAACGAGTACTGGGAACATAGAAAAGCTGAAATGATACACTCTCAGATTGCAAAGGCTGATGTTACATTCGATGAAATATCAAAGGTATATAATCATTCCAGAAAGCATATTGAGAAGAGTATTAAAGGTATATTTAATAAGTTTCAAGCTGAATACGGGCTTTCTAAAAAGGAAGCTGAACAAGTTATTAAAATAATGAGGACAAAGAACAAGAAGTTAATTCCAGCTTTATCCTTATTACCAAGTACACCTAAAATTAAACAAACTATTGAAATGTTGAGTAGTGCGGCTTATGTTTCCCGTATTAACAGACTTCAAAAGCTATTAGATGAAATTGATAATGTACAAGGATATATTGCTAGAAATGAGTTGAGAAAGACAACTGACTTATATAAAAATGTTGCAAAAAACGCTTATTATGGTAGTATACATCAAATTCAAACACAAACTGGTATAGGGTTTAGTTTTAATGAGTTAGATGAAGATTTAGTTGAAAAACTATTAGCTGTACCATGGGAAAATAAAAACTATAGAGATAGAGTGTGGGATAATGCAACAGAGTTATCAAATACTTTAAAAGATGAAGTAACACAAGCGGTACTTACTGGTAAAAGTGAGAAACTAGTAATTGATGAGATATCTAATAGGTTTAATGTTGGAGAGTTTAAGTCTAAACGATTAGTGAGGACAGAAACAGCTTATATTAATAATGAAATGGAAGCTTTAAGCTATATTGAAGCTGATATAGATAAATATAGGTTTGTGGCTGTATTGGACATCAGAACATCTCATATATGCCGTGAACATGACCATAAAGTATATGAGGTATCTAAAAGACAAGTCGGAGTTAACTTCCCACCATTACACCCCTTCTGTAGGTCAACAACAATACCAGTACTTGATACTGATAATTTATCAGAACTATCTAGAAGGGCTAGAGACCCTAAAACAGGAAAGAATATAGTAGTTACTGCTGATATGAGTTATAACGAATGGTATAAGAAATATGTTGATAAAGAATAATAACGTTTAATTTTATTAAACCGTCCTAGATATGACGTTAAACTGTCTTTTTATTATACCCAAGCATTTAAGGTAAAAAACTGTATGGAATAATAGTCGGGGACGACTTAAAAGATAGGAGGTTCAAACATGGAACAAGAATTAAATAATGTCGAGACGGTTGAAGAAAAGGTAACAGCTGAACCAACTAAAACGCAACCCAACGACAAGAAATATAGTGACGCTGAAGTAGACGAGATTATTAATAAGAAGTTTGCCAAATGGAAAAAAGAACAAGAAGCTGAACAAAGTGAAGCTAAGAAACTTAAATCTATGAATGCAGATGAAAAAACTAAATATAATCAAGATAAACGACAAGCAGAACTTGATAAGCGTGAGCAAGAAATAGCAAAACGTGAATTAATGGCGGAAGCTAAGTCGATTTTAAACGAACGTGGTTTACCTGTTGATTTAGCTGGGGTTATTGATTTAACGGACGCCGACACGGTTAAAGCTTCAATTGAGGCGATTGGCAAACAGTGGGAACAAGCAGTTCAAAAGGGAATTGCTGAGAAATTAAAAGGTACTCAACCACTAACTAAAGCACCTCAAAATTCAAATGGTATTACGAAGGAAGCATTAACAAAAATGAAATACCAAGAAAGACTAGATTTTAAAACAAAAAATCCAGATGAATACAATAGAGTAATGAAAGGACAATAATTAATATGACAAATGTAACAATGATGGCGGATTTATTTGATCCGCAAGTAGTAGCAGAAATGTTAAATGAATCAGTAGGTAAATCAATCGTATTCTCTCCACTAGCAGAGGTAGATACAACTTTAGCGGGGCAACCCGGAACAAAATTAACAGTACCACAATGGAATTACATTGGAGATGCTGAAGACGTAGCAGAGGGAGCAGCAATCCCACTTGCTAAATTAGGTAAAAAATCAACAGAAATGACAATTAAAAAAGCAGGTAAAGGGGTAGAACTTACTGATGAGTCAGTATTAGGAGGGTTAGGAGACCCGATTAACACGGCTGTAAGACAAATCGCTAAGTCTATTGACCAAAAAGTTGATAATGATGTATTAGAAGCGGCTAAAACAGCAACTCAAACATACACAACTAAGAGTGGTTTTAAAGTAGAAGATTTATCAAATGCACAAGATATCTTTGAAAATGAAAATGACGCTGTTTATGTCTTAATTTGTCACCCTAAAGCAGCTTCTAAATTAAGATTAAATGCTGCTAAAGAATGGTTAACAGGTACTCAAGTTGGTGCTGACAGATTGATAAGCGGAACATACGGAGAAGTGTTAAGTACTCAAGTTGTACGTTCTAAAAAATGCCAAGAAAATGAGGCATTTTTAATTCAAACTAGTCTAAATGAAGAAGTTGACACTAAAGCTTTCAAAGTATTATTAAAACGTGATGTATTAACAGAGTTTGATAGAAACATCATTAATAAAACTACTGTAATTACAGCTGACCGCCACTATGGAGTGTACTTACAAAACGCTAAAAAAGTTGTTAAAATTACAGTAACAGCTGAAGCATAGGACGGGTTTTTATATGAAGTTTTTAGTTAAAAATCCAATTTTCGATACGAAAACAGAAAAGAGTTATCTTACTGGAGAAGTTTTCGATGTTACGGCTAAGAGATTAGAAGAAATTAAAGAAATGTTAGAACAACAAGGCGGTTTTGATTTATATCTTGAAGAATTGACAGAAGAAACTACTTCAGCTAAGACTGAAAATGAAACAGAAGTAACAAAAGAATAGGAGGTTTCCTATGCTTAATGAATTAGAACTATTAACTGGAGAAAGTGACGTAAAAGTCCTTTCTCTTCTTTTGTTAAGGGCTAATAATATAGTATTGGCAGAAACTAACAGGAGAGTTTTAACTCCTGAATTAGAACATATAGCGTTAGAAATAGCGGTAGAAATGTTCAATAAGCAAGGTAGTGAGGGCGAAGCGTCAAGAACTGAAGGCGGAATAGCTATTGTTTATCGTGATGGCTTACCCTCACATATCAAAAATACTTTATCTTCTTACAGGTTAGCGAGGTGTTCGGGTCGTGCGTTTGAAAAAGAACAGACTGAAACCTTACAAGATATTTAAATACGTAGTTAAGACTAATGAAGAAGGGGTACGTTTTAAAGGGTATAAAGAAAACTCATATATTATTAATGCTGAAATATATCCAGCTTCAGGACGTATTCAAGCCCAAGTATACGGTGAAAAATTAAATTATATGTTAAATATGCTAATAGAACGTACTACTGAAATAAATGAGCGTGATGGAATTTGTATCAACAGTGAGACACCTAACTATGAAGTAGTATCTATTAAGAAATATACATTTCATAAATTAGTGGAGTTAAAAAAACTTTGACTGAAATACAGAATGTAAGCAGATTGATTAATAAGATCCATAGAATAGGTGGAACAGCAGGTGAACAAATTATAAAAGCTGGAGTCAGTAGGGGAACTAAAATAGTTCAATCTGAAGCCAAATTATTAGTGCCAACTAACTCTGGACGAACTAGAAACAGTATAAGAACAAAGGTTGATGGTTTGAAAGGTTCTGTGTATACTAACGAACCATCAGCAGTATTTGTTGAGTTCGGAACAGGTAGTGTAGGGGCTAGTAATCATGGTGGAATAAGCCCAAATGTTAGACCATCTTACAGAAATACTCCTTGGTGGTTTCATGAAAGTATGGTTGAGGGTGGTTACTTATCAGCATATAATTTTTTCACAATAGATACGCCCGTTGGTAAGTTCTATAAGACAGAGGGACAAGCGGCACAACCGTTTATGTACCCTGCCTTGAAAAATAATAGGGCTAAAGTTTTAGCTGAAATGGAAAAGTATTTAAGTAGGAAATTGAAGGAGATAACAAAATGATTAATGTTAAACCGTTAATATATAAGGAGTTATCTAAAATAGCGACAAACGTAACAGATACATACCCTGCTGATTGGGAGACATTCCCTGTTGTAATTTATTTAGAAGAGGAGAATAAACCTCACGAATGGCTAGATAATGGAGTAGAAGAGACTACTTATTTACGTTACAAAGTCGATATTTTTGATAAAGAAAGTACTTCTAACATAGCCGTAGAAGTAGATAAAGTATTTAGTTCATTAGGGTTGAAACGAACTATGGCACAAGATATGCCAGACCCAAGTAATTTAAGACATAAAGTTATGAGATTTGAGGGAATATATGATCCTGATACAAATATAGTATATCAATATAGAATGGAGGGCTAATATGTTAGCAAATGGAATTAAATTAGAATACAGTGAGTCAACAAGTGGTTATACTCTATTAACAGGGCTTAAAGAAGTACCTGAACTTGGGGTTGAGCCTGAGAAAGTAGAGAATACAACACTAGCTGATACTGTAAAACAATATGAGTTAGGAATTGGAGACGCTGGGGAACTAGAATACAAATTTAAGTATGAAAATAAAACAGCAACTTCACCATTTAGAGTGTTACGAAAAGCTATGGACAGTAAGAAAGTTCTTAACTTTAAACAAACATACCCAGATGGAACAACAGTAACATTTAGCGGTCAAGTTTCAGTAAAACTTGGCGGTGGTGGTGTAAATGGTGTTATTGAATTTACACTTAAAGTTGCTTTACAGTCGGATTTAGTATTTGCAGACGCTTCTGTAGTAATGTAAGAAAGGAAATTAACATAGATGGCAAAGAAACCATACACAACTTGGCAAGTAGGTAAAGAAGAATATAAACTAAAATTAACAACATCAGCAGTATGTAAACTTGAGGAGAATTTAGGGGTAAATATTGTTAAAATCTTTAATTTTAATGATGACTTCCCGTTACCTCCACTAAAAACTATGTTATACGTACTTCATGGGGCTATTACAAAATACCAACATGGGTTAAAATTTGATGATGTAATGAATATTTTTGACGAATATTTAGACGAAGGACACGATCAAATGGATCTATTAATGGAAGTATTAATTCCGTTAATGCAAGATTCGGGTTTTATTCCGAAAGAAGAGAAGAAAGCGGAAAAAGTCAAAGTTCTAAAATAATAGAAACTATGACTGAATATATTGGGGAGTTATACCCTATTGCACTAGATGTAGGGATAACTCCTCCTTTATTTTGGGAATATTCAATACAAGAAATAACAGATATTATTGATAGTAGAAATCGTGTATTAGAATTTAACAGGAAAAATGAATATATCCGTGATTATTATTTGGCTAAAAGTATTGTTGAATGGTTAGCACCTATGTTAAGTAAAGACGCTAAACCACCCGAATTATGGAATTGTGCTCCTGACTATGTTTTTGAGAAAGAAAAAGAAGAAATCGAGAAACAACGTGTTGAGTATGAATTGGAATTACATAAGGAACGAATGAGAGAATTTGCAATGAGGTTTAATTCTCAAAGGGCTAATAATATGCTATAATCTCTAATAGGAGGTTATGTATTTATGAGTAAAGAGAATAATTTTATAATGCCGTTAATGTGTCCGCAATGTAATTCACAAGATATTCAATTTCAATTGGTTAACCATCAAGATTTGAAACCAAAAGGAAAAAGCTTTCTATGGTGGATAACAATAGGCTGGTTGTGGGTTTTAGTTAAATGGGTAATTTTTTATGTAATAATGGGATGGTTTATAATTCCGTTCAAGTTTTTATTGCCGAAGAAATATAAAATACAAAACACAGTTAAAAACTATAAAATTTGTAAGCATTGCGGATATCATTGGAAATAATCAAAGTTAAAGTCAATCAATAATGATTGGCTTTTTTATTTTACCTTGAAAGGAGGAGCAAATGGCAACATTAGAAGAATTAAAAGTCGTTATCAACGCTGAATTGAAACCATTTCAACAAAAAATGAAAGAAATGGAGAATACAGTAACTCAATCAACTAATAACGTAAGAAATAAGCTTAGCGGGTTAAAAAATATGTTTTCAAGTTTAGCAAAAGTAGCCGCTTTAGGTTACTTAGCGAGAGAGTTATACCAGTTAGGTAAATATTCAGTTCAAACAGCGTTAGAAGTTCAGGCTTCTATGAACCAAATTCAACGGCTTATGGGTGAAAGTTCTCAAGCTTTCTTAAAATGGGCTGAAAATAATGCATTAGCTTTTAATATGAGTAAGGCTGAGGCTATAAAATACGGATCAACCTATGGAAATATACTGGCTGGTTTCATTAAAAATCAAGATAAATTAGCAGGCTATACAGCTAAACTGTTAGAAACATCTTCAATCATTGCACAGGGAACAGGACGAACTATGACTGACGTTATGGAACGTATCCGAAGTGGTTTACTTGGAAATACTGAAGCGATAGATTTTTGTCGCACCGCTTAGAAATAGGCGGATTAAGAACTTACCAAAATCGGTAGAACTCTAAATTTTAATTGGAAACTTCGGTATAAATGTGATATAATATAATTAATAAAAAGAGGTGATATTATGGGCTTTATATACGAAATTAAATGTACTAAAACTGGAAGAAGTTATTTCGGTCAGTCTAAAAATATAAAAAGACGATTTGATGACCACAAATATAAACTTCGACATAATCAGCATTACTCAAAAGAAATGCAAGATGATTTTAATTTGTTTGGAGAAACAGAGTTTCAATTTTCTGTTTTAGAAGAAGTATCTAACAAAATATTAGACGAAAGAGAAAGCTATTGGATATTATTATCAGATAATGCATATAATATTGAAAGTGGCGGAGTTAAGGATAAACAACTTGCTGAAAGCACTAAAGAAAAATTAAGTGTTAAAGCAAAAGAGAGATATAAAACTCATGCAAAATACTTTAATAATCCAATTTCTATTGAAAAACGTTCAATATCAAATACAGGTAAAAAAAGAGACGATGAATTTAGAAAGAAAATGAGTGAAATCGCCAAAAATAGAACGGGTTCTAAAAACTCATTTTTTGGAAAAAAACACTCTGAAGAAACAAAACGAAAAATCAGCGAAGCTAACAAAGGGAAATATGATGGTGGGAAACCTAAAATACCTATTGTAGCTATTCATGTTGAAACTGGAGAAGTTAGAGAGTATGATTCGAAAAGAGATGCTTCAAAAGATATTTTCCCTGCGAGGTCTTTTATAGACAAAGTTATTCGCGGTGAAAAGAAACATTATAAAGGGTACATTTTTAAAGAGTTAAAACAAGACGATACCGAGGTAAACTAAGCAATTAAAAAGGCTTAGTCACCGTAGAGCATAGGAGTTGAACCTGTGCTTTTTGTTTTGTCAAAAAGTACAGAATAAAATATTCCCACGAGTGGTAAGCACCTAAACAATTTGGTTGTAGGTGAAAATATATGCCGAACTTATAAGAAATTATAAGAAGTACGGATAAAAAGCCGTACGATAACATTATTGAGAAGACTTAGGGGTAATGGTTCAAGTTAAAATGATTGAAAGTACAGAGGCGTTTAAAAAGTTTGCTAATGGTCAAAGTTGGGAACAATTAGACTTCCAAACACAGCAACAAATAAGGTTGATGGCGATTTTAGAACAAGCAACAAAACGTTATGGAGACACATTACAAGATAATGTTAACAACAGAATAGCAACGTTTAAAGCCTTGATGAAAGACTCAGCTTTAAATATTGGTAATGCGTTTTTACCTATAATTAATGCTATTATGCCTATTTTAAATGCATTTGCTAGTGTTATTCGAACAGCAACGGCGAAGTTGGCCGAATTCATTCAATTACTATTCGATAAGAAAGTAAGTAGTACTGATGGAGTTGCAGGGGCTGTAAACAATGCTACCCAAGGTTTGCAAGGTGCAGGGAATGCGGCTGGAGATTTAGCTGATAATTTAGATGACGCTGGCGGAGGTGCTGGCAACCTAGCTGACAATGTAGGAAAAGCAGGGAAAGCCGCTAAAAAAGCAGTAAAAGAATTACGTGGTTTAATGGGCTTTGATGAAATTAACCTATTAAATAAAAAGAATGATGACTCTGACGACAACTCTGGAGGAGGTGGCGGAGGAGGTAAAGGCGGTAAAGGAAAAGGTGCTGGCGGTAAAGATATTTTACCTGATATAGACATTTCTGACAGAGGTACAAAATATAACACTATGTTTGATGGACTTCTTGAAAAACTTAAGCCTTTACTAGCTTTTCTTGAACACTTAAAAAACTTATTTAAACTTGGTTGGAAACTTACTTTTAGAGAAGAAGGTATTGAACAACTAAAAAAATCACTTATGGGCATTAAAGAGTCTCTAGAAATAATATTTGGTGATGGTTTAGTTGCACGAACGGCCGGAACGTTCTTAGAACGACTAGCATTTGCATTAGGACAAACAACAGCGGCGTTAGCTAACGTTGTGTTAGGAATAGCCGTATTTATCGCTGAAAGTCTTAACAAATCGTTGCAAGAAACTAGACTTGACATAAAAAGTTGGCTAATGCGAAGTTTCTTAGAAATGGGAGATATAGTAGGAAGTATTGGTAATATTGCCGCTGATATCTCAAACATTTTCTATGATACTATTACCAGTCAACCGTCAACAGATATTGGAGCCAATATAATTTCAACATTAACTTATGCTGGAATGGGTGTTGTTGATGTTGGATTGAAACTTGGTAGAGATTTATTAGGTGGTATTGAACGTGTAATTAGAGAAAATTCTCAACCTATTACAGATGCTTTCATTGGTATGTTAGATGCATTAAAACCTTTCTTTGAGACATTTAAAGAAGCTGTAAGAGATGCTTTTAAAATATTTAATGATGTATACGATAACCATATAAAACCGTTTATTGACAGTTTCTTTAAGGGTATATCAGAAATTGTAACCACATTATCTAATGCATGGAATAATCATATAAACCCAATTTTAAAAGAGTTGGGAGAAAAATTTCATGATGTATATAGAGATTATATAAAACCAGCTATGGAAAAAACAGGTGAAGCAATTGGTGTTGTTTTCGATGTTTTAAAAGATTTGTGGGAGAATGTACTTGTTCCAGTAGGAAAACTATTATCTGAATTAGCTACAGGTTCTTTAGGAGAAATAGTTAAAATCTTAGGAGAAACCTTACTAGAAGCACTGAAAACTGTTTCTAAATGGTGGAAAGAACTAATGGATGTGGTAAAAGATTTTGGTGACTGGTGTAAAGACCATAAGACAACCATAGAAGCAGTTGCTGTGGCAGTCGGTAGTTTTGCAACGGCATTGCTGGTATTAAAAGGTGCATCTGCGATAGCTGCGACATTATCAGCGCTTTCTGGAGCTAGTCTGTTACTTTCAGGTGCATTTACAGCCTTAACAGTCGTTGAAACAATACTTACTGGGGTGACAACAGTATTAGGTGGAGTATTTGCATTTTTAACTTCTCCGTTAACACTTATTGCCTTAGGTATTGCGGCAGTAATCACAGTTGGGTATTTATTATATGCTCACTGGGATGAGATAAAAGCCTATGCTGAAGAAGTTTGGAACGCTATAAAAGATTGGGTTAATCAAGCTTGGGAAGGTATAAAACAAGCGTGGAGCAACATTGGAGAATGGTTCTCTGAAAAATGGGAAGCTGTTAAAGCAATTTTCGAACCTGTTGGTCAATGGTTTAGTGAGAAATTCCAACAAGCTTGGGACTTTATAGTTAATATATTTAGCGTGATAGGTCAATGGTTTAGTGAAAGGTGGAACGAGGTTAAAACTATTTTATCTCCACTAGCTGATTGGTTTAAAGAAAAATTCCAAAATGCTTGGGATAATCTAACAAATATATTTAAAATAATAGGTCAATGGTTCAGTGAGAGATGGACTGAGGTTAAAAACATTCTATCTCCTATAGGTCAATGGTTTAAGGATAAATTCCAAAGTGCTTGGGATGGTCTGACAGGTATATTTAAATCATTAGGCTCTTGGTTTGGGGCTAGATGGAACGATGTAACAAATGCACTTAGCAACGTTGCTAGTTGGTTTGGAAATATCTTCACAAGTGCATATAATGCGGTTAAGAATGCATTCAGTTCTATTGGATCATTCTTCAGCGGTGTATGGTCTACTGTTAAGAATATATTTGTAAATGCTGGTCAAATGGTCGGAAGTGCTGTTGGTGGAGCTTTTAAAGGGGCGGTTAATGCCGTATTAGGAACTATTGAGAGTATAGTAAATGGATTTATTGATATGATTAATGGTGTAATAGGAGTTATTAACGCTATACCGGGAGTTTCATTAGGATATATCAACGGAATTAGTTTACCAAGGCTTGCTCGTGGTGGTATTGTTGACAGCCCAACTATTGCAATGATTGGGGAAGCTGGTAAAGAAGCGGTTGTACCTCTTGAAAATACTGGATTCTTACAAACAATGGGACGTGTTGTAAGTAGTGCTGTTGCTGATGTAATTGGAAACAACCAACCAACCTCAGGCGGTTTAACTGGTGATATCGTGATCCAGTTAGGTGGTACTGAGTACGCTAGATTTACAATTGATGAAATCAATAAAGAACAGGAAAGAGTAGGTCAAACTCTTATAAAAATTTAGGAGGAACAATATATGGCAAAGTTAATTATTAATGGAGTAACAATTGTTACTCCTAAATCATTTCAAGTATCAATACAAGATATTGATGGAGAAACAGGGCGTGACGCCAACGGTAATATGGTAAGAGACAGAGTGACCACTAAAAGAAAATTAGATTGTGAATGGGGTTTTTTAACTCAATCTGAAATGAGTACCTTATTGAGTAGCGTTACAAGTGAATTCTTTTCAGTTTCCTACCCTGACCCTATCATAGGTCAAACAACAAAAACATTTTACGTTGGGGATAGAAGTTCTCCAGCATATAGTTTTAGTGAAAAATTTAAGCCGTGGAGTGGCTTAAAAATGAATTTCATAGAAAGGTAGGTTAATATGTTTAACAACAATACAAGCTATCAAGAAGCAATAAATGCACCCTCAAGACGAATTACTGGGAACGTAACAATAAAAGGTCAGAAATTGTCTGATGATATTTCATCAATAGACTATGTTAGTTCAATTTCCGGGAATACACTTACTATTGGTGCTACAAATGCTTCAACAGTAGATATTAAATTCAAGAAGTTAATAGAAGGATTAGCAGAGAGGGAACTAATAAAGGTTTCATTTTCTGTTCAAACATCTAGTGGAATTATTGAAAGACAAATTGGAGAGTTCTTCTTAACTGAAATAAAACTTGACAGAAATAATAAAACAACAACGTTAAAAGCCATTGATAAAATGGCTTTTTTAAATGATAAATACAGCTCTACTTTACTTTATCCAACCTTAGGAAGGAATATTGTACAAGAGATAGCTAATAGCTGTAATTTGAGGGTTAATAATAACCTTAATATAACAAACTTACCTAGTTTTAGTAAAAAATTAGAAAAAGTTACTTACCGTGAAATGTTAGGTTACTTAGCACAGACAGTAGGAGCTTTTGTAATTTTTAATAACAATGGTGAATTAGAGTTCAGAAAATTAAATAGAACTCAAAAACAAATCTCAAAAGGTTCATATCTTTTAAAAGGTTTGGAAGTGGACGAGGTAGAATACAGAATTAACGGTATTTCTATCAGTTTAAATAACCAAGAGAAAACAATATTAGCTGTTGGAAGCCCGTTAGGTACACAGGTTAAACTTACTAACCCGTTAATGACTCAAGGGTGGTTAAATTCTATCTTCTCAGAGTATTCAAGATTAAGATTTAACCCTTTTAAATTAAAATGGCGTGGTGATCCGTTTGTTGAAGTAGGTGATTGGGTTTCTATAGAAATAGCTAACGGCTCTTATCGTGCTTTTCCTATCTTAGAGTTAAAACTATCTTACAGCGGTGGTTTAAAATCTACTATAGGGGCTAACGTCAAGGGGACTACGACTTCAACGACAGAGTATAAAGGGACAGTTGAACGTCAAATTGAGTTTATTAATGCTCGATTAGGGGCTTCAGGTAACTATGTTTATGCTGATACTGTTGAACCAACTAACCCAAAAGAGGGTGATACATGGTTTAAACCTAACGGAGCATTTACTGACTTATACATATATGAAAATAATCAGTGGGTTTTAAAGACATCAACTGGGAATATTGAAGGGTTAATTACTAAAATTACTGACTCAAGTGTTTCAACTCAAAACTTAGCTACGGCAATAGCAAAAATCATAGAACTTGACGCTGCTAGAATTACAACAGGTAGCCTTTCATTTGAACAATTAAGCAGTAATACTGTTAGTGAAATAAGAAAAGGTATGGTTAGCGAAACAAAGTTTAATAGTTTTGTGAATGATTCTAATGGCTTACGACAACAAATGAGTTCTGAGATTGAAAGGGTTGTTGAAAGTAAAAAATCAACGCTTAAAGGACAAGATGGGAAAAGTAGTTATATTCACAAAAAATATACTAACGATGTAGTTACAGGCCCGATGACTGATAATAGTAATTCAATATATATAGGAATTTATACAGGTGATAAAGCGGTAGCACCAACTAATATGAGTGAATATGAATGGACTAGAATAAGAGGTTATAACGGCGTTAGTAGTTACATCCATAGAAAATATAGCGACAATTCAAACGGTGATAATATGGATGATAATTCAAGTCGTAAGTATATAGGGATATACACAGGGAAAAGCTCAACACCACCAACAACAGCAAGTAGTTATCTATGGTCTAAAATCAAAGGAGAAGACGGAGCACAAGGTGTGCCGGGGGTTAGAGGTGCTGATGGTAGAACTACTTATTTACATACCGCTTATTCTAATAGTGCTACTGGAGATAGAGATTTTAGCACAACTAACAGTACTGGTAAGGAATATATAGGGACGTACAGCGATTTTGAAGTTACTGATAGTACTGATTTTAGGAAGTATAAGTGGGTTAAGATTAAAGGTGAGAATGGAGAAAGAGGTAGAGACGGACAGGATGGTAAGTCTTATGCTAGAAACTATTTAAGCGGAACAGCGGACGAAAAGATATTAACAGCCGTTAACGACAACTTTGTAACCCAAGAGGCTTTAAAATTAGTAGATAATAAGAATTTTCGCGACTTAGGTTTTAATATTGGTGACAAAGTCACTTTTATAGCTGACTACGAGGTTTTACCAAATGGAACTAATAAGAAAATTAGTAAATTAAATTTCGAGTGGTACGATGACAACCGTTACCGTTTTTGGATGAACCAAGACTTTAACCCTACTAAAGGAACATTTACAAGAACAATTATAGCTAATAATGATTTGTTAGACTGTAAAAGGGCCTTCTTGCGTACTGATAATGTTAATGCAAAAATCAAGATTACAAACGCTAGAGTAATTAAGGGTGATACTGTTCAGCCTTGGAGTATAGCACAGGAAGACTTACAAGCACACAGTTTAACAGCTAACCTACGTTTTGAAGGAACATATATAAATAACATTACAAATAATGTTAGACCTTATTTAGATGTGTTTTACGACGGTCAAAAGGTAAGTAGTGGATTTAACGCACAGGTGAAATATAAAGGTGGTAACAGGACGGACTGGAGTGGATTTTGGAACGTTAACTTTGACAGCAACGGAAGAATTACTAACCTTGACTGGGGCAATAGAGAACAGAACGGTACACCTCTAGAAGTAATTGTGTTAGTTACTTACAAAGACTCAAATACTATTGCTAATGCTAGACTTGACAACTTACCCGACCCAACAGAAATTAAAGAAATAACTAAGAAATACAAGACTTTTGAAAGTACGATTGATAGATTTAACTCAACTATAGGTGAAGTTAAACAGCAAGTATTAGCTAATGAAGAGAAACGTAATTTGGTACTCGGGAGTAGGATGATATCTGAGAACGATTACAATAAAATAGGTGGTAGTATCGACCTTACTTTACAACAAGCCTATGAGGGATTACCGTATTTAAGTTTACAACAAAATGGAAAAACTTCAAGAGTTTGGCAAGGTGTTGGATTTAACTTATCTATTAACCGAATAAATAAGGGTGAAACTTATTCGATTAAAATACCTATATTTATAAGTGACACAATACGACCGGATGAAGGAGCCTATCTTGAGATTAAAAATCATGATACTGGCGAGATATTGTGGCAATCTAAGTTAGATAAAAATACATACCCTATAGGTGTTTGGCATACACACGAATATACATTTACCGCTTCAAAAGATATGAAAATATCTAAAAATTCATTTTGGATATATATCGTCAAAAACGGATTTCTAGCATTTGCAAAACCTTACATGTGTGCAGGAAGTAGCTTACCTAAGAATTACTCTCCAGCTCCAGAGGATGTATATTTAATCAATGAGAGAGTGGAGAGTAAGATTTTACAAATAAAAAACGAGATTAATTTAGCAGTAGAGGAGAACATCAAGCGGGCAACCATTCCAACTGACAACTTATACTTATCAGAGTATGGGGGTGCATCTGACAAATATTTCGAGACTAGAGAAAATTTAAAAGCGAATGAGTTTTACACTTTTGTATTCAATGCAAATGGAACGAGCGAAACTGCAACAGGTAGAATTTACAAGGGCATAAATAGGATTGGAGAAAGTAATTTCAGAATCTCGATTAATAACGGACTAAATGCCTTTTTAGTCAAATATCCATCCGAAAGATCAAAGGGTGAAGGGATAAATTTGGACAATATTCCAAATGGTGTGAATATTTCAGATGTGAAAATTTTTAAAGGTAATTTCTTGTCTTATTTTAAGGAAGACGTCACAAAAGCAGAAATTAAAATATTAAAAAATAAAATTGAAAACGCAGTAACAGAAGGGGACTTTGGTACCAAATTAACTCAAAATGCTAACTCATTAAGATTAGCGTGGAACAATATTTCTGAGTATGTCCAGTTTGAAAACGGAGGACTAAATATATATAACGGAGAAATTAGCGAATATCAATTGCGAAGTAGGTTCGACCAAGACGGGAATACGTTCTATCGCAACGGCTATACGGTCGGATATATCGGTACAGTAGCTTTGAAAGACCGTTCTAACGACTACGGATTAACATTCAATTTAGAACACAATGCAACCTATATGGCATGGGCTTACCGCACAAAAAATAACGATAATCCAGATTTAATATGGTATTACACGCGAAAATCAATAAGTGCTTACACAGAGGCTAATACTCTTAATGCCGGTTGTGATTTGAATATGCAAAATAATAAATTGAAAAATACACAAATCTTAAATTCAAGTTTTAGTGATTCAACCGCTACTAGCACATCTCTTAAATTTACTGATGGACAAACTGTAACATCTGGATGGTTTGTTCTGCCGACAAGCATCGATGATGATGGAAATGTAAGAGGTTGGGCGGATAAATGTTTCTTAGCATTCAGAAACGGAATTTTAGTTAACTATAGTTTGCCATAGGAGGAGAAAAAATGGAAACAATGCCAATAGAAGCAAAAATCGCTAATGTAAAAGGCGATATTAAAAAATTTATAGAAGTAACAGCGAGAGATTTTGGACTACCGCCATTCTTAATGGTTGGGGTAATTGCTGACATACTGCAAGATTGGAAAAGCAAGGAATTAGTTCAAGTCAACGATGCTTATAATGAAATAATAAAGACAGTTAACGAACAAATAGCGAAAGGGGGCGTAAAAGATGTGGAAGGTAATCTTTAAAGATAGAATTTTTAACACCAACGGAACAGTAGAGAAGACTAGGGTTCAAATTCAAGAAGAACAATCAAGCATCACTAAAATATTAAATGGTGATTTGGCAAGTGAAACCGACGAAACCTTAATTCATTTGACGCTTGAACAGTTCTATCAAGATACATTCCCTAATCGTGCTGAGAACGAACGATTTGCTAAAGTTGATGAAAAACTAATAGTGCTGGACACTAAACTAGCTGAAATGGATAAGATGAAAAAAGAACTAGAAATTACACAAGGTTCACTAATGGATTTAATCACACAAATGAGTGGAAGTTTGGAGGCTGAAAAACATGAAGATAATTCACAAACTAAAAATACAAGTGAAGGAGGTGACAGTAATGATGGCAATGCTATTCGCAATTAACATAGCAAAAGGTAGACGCACGTTTGCACAAGTACCTAAATTCCTTAAAGATAAAGTCAGAGAATGCTTAATCGATATGGATTTAGAACATTTAGCAAAAGAGGGGGCTTAACGCCCTCTTTTATTTTGCAAAGAAAGGAGTTAATCAATGGAAATAACTTTACCCGAATTAGCTGAACGTTACTACCATTTAGTTACAGATGTGTACATTCACGCTTTTACGTTAATGATACTACTTGATGTAATTACTGGTGTAGCTAAGGCTTGGGTTACAAAAACACTAAACTCAACAATAAATAGACGTGGACTTATCGAACATATCATAGTTTGTGTGATGTGTATAACGGTTTATCCATATCTTTTATATTTAGGATTTAACGAGATAGCAACAGCTTTCTTGTTATTTTTTACATTAAGTTACTGTTTAAGTTTAATCGAGAATTTAAGTGCTTTAGGAGTGCCATTTCCAACAGGTATTAGAAAAAGGCTTGAAAAGTTAAGAGATGAACTAGACGGAAAGGAATAACAGATGAAAAAATTAATTAAATTAGATTTTGACAACACGACAAGAGAACGTAAGACTGAGGATAGCTATTCAGAACTATATTCTTATGATAAAAATAACGGATCATTTGAGTTTGAGATATTAAACGACACACTTACGACTGAACAAGTCACAGCTTTATTCAAATTCACAGAAAGTAATAAAATTTGGAAGACTACTGGAACGGTAGAAGGAAATAAAGTGCATGTGACTTTTGATACTACTTTAATTACTCAAAATGAAACGGTTATTTGTTACTTATATTTTGACGAAGAACAAAGAACATCTGACACTTTCAGATTTAAATTCAAAGTCAAAGTATCTGAAATAGATAAAATGAGTCGTTACGAAGTCAAAGAAAGATTTATCAACAATACTGTTATTGTGGATAGATTAGACGTTGTGACAAAAACTGAGTTACAGGAAGCGTTAAAAAATGTTGGTGGAATAGCAACAGAAGGACTACTAACAGAGGTTAAGGCTGAAGAATTATTTGTTAAAAAAACTGATGCAGTAGATAACACTAATTTTGAATTAGTTAAGAACAGAGTACTAGCTTTAGAACTTAAGACTGATAAGGACACGGTATATGACGACAGCGAAGTTAAAGAGAGACTTACAACTCTTGAGAATAAACCTCCTGTAGACTTATCTAATTATGCTACTAAAGATGAACTAAGAAATGTTAGTGGTAGTCAACCATTAGCTGACAACCTTGTGACTAAAGAGGAGCTAGAGAACAAACATTACATTTCTGATGTGAGTAATTTAGCTACTAAAGAGGAGTTAAACGAAGTTAGGAACAGTCAACCAACAGTTGATACTTCAAACCTTGTTACTAGAGATGAATTAGAGGCTAAAGGATATGTAAAAGATTTATCAGAATATGCTAAGAAATCAGAATTATATAACGATAGCGATTTAAAAGCACGTGTTGAGGTTTTAGAGCAAAAGACTGACAAAGACACCGTTTATGACGATACACCGCTTAAAGAGCGTGTAACAGCACTTGAGAGCAAAGCTATCGAGGGTGGAGCATATGACGATAGCGATTTAAGAAATCGTGTTGTAGCGTTGGAAAGCAAAGAAGATAAAGATACTAAATATGACGATACAGAAGTAAAAAGACGACTTACTGAACTAGAAAGTAAGCCAGTTCTTGATACTTCTGTTTTTATTACTGAAGAAAAGTTAAATGAAAAAGGATATCTTACTCAACATCAATCTTTAGAAAATGTAGTAACTAAGGAAGAGTTAGAAAGCAAAGGTTATTTAACAACACATCAAGATATTAGTAATTTAGCAACAAAAGAAGAGTTAGCTAATACGGTGACTAAAGAAGAATTTAACAATAAACATTATGTGACTGAAGAAGAATTAAATAACAAAGCTTACCTAACTTCACATCAAGATTTATCTAACTATGCTTTAAAATCAGAAATACCGCAACCATACAACGACAGTACACTAAATGAACGTGTTACAGCGTTAGAGAGTAAAGCGATTGAGGGCGGTGCATATGATGACACAGATTTAAGAAATCGTGTTACTAATTTAGAGAACAAACCTAATGTGGACTTAACAAACTATGTGACTAATGAACAACTAGAGAATAAGCACTATTTAACACAACACCAATCATTAGATAATCTAGTAACTAAAGAAGAACTTAACAGTAAAGGTTATGTGACTGAAGAAACGTTAAATACTAAAGGATACCTAACTGAACATCAAAATATTTCTCATTTAGTTACTAAAGATGAATTAGAAACTAAAGGATATTTAACTCAACATCAATCTTTAGAAGAGTATGCTAAAAAGTCAGAATTATATAACGATACTGAAGTAAAACAACGCTTGGCAACGTTAGAAAACAAACCTAACATTGACACATCAAACTTTGTCACTAATGAACAATTAGAAGGTAAGCATTACTTAACGGAACATCAAACCTTAACACACCTTGCTACTACTAGCGATTTAGAAACATTGAGAAATGTTGCCGTTAGTAAGTCAGAGTTAAGCAAAAAAGTTGATGCGACTGAGTATAATTCTTTCAAAGATAGTGTTGTTACTAAGTCAGAATTAGCTGAGAAAGGATATTTAACAACACAATATGACGACACTGATGTTAAAAATAGGATACAAGCACTAGAAAATAGACCAACGCCTGGTGGGACTCAAACACAAGACACAGGTTGGTTAAAATTAAGTGGTGATAACCCGTTACATGGAAATGTAGTTAAAATAAGACGTATAAACGATATTGTCTATGTTAGAATTTTCAATGAAAATAACTATGGGTTAGTTGTTGCTGCTAACGACGAAAATGACGGAGTATATACTATTTTAGAGAAAAATATACAAAACGGCTTTAAATCAGACGTTTCGACTGCAGAACCAGTAGTATCAGCAATAGGAGATATAGAAAGTAATCCGACGTATACTGAAGCAGTGGGGATAATAATATATAAGGTAAAAAATGGACAATTGTCAATAAAATTATATGGACGTTATTTAGAGGGCATGAATCTTCACGTAAATGAATTCTCATATATAACTGACGAACCATTCCCAGTTGAATTACAAAAATAGGAGGATAAAACAATGGAACAATTACAACCTATTTTATTAACACTTATCGTATTCGGACTTAACTTATTAGGTAAGTTTTTAAAAGAGTGGAAACCATTCCCGACAGAACTAATCCCTCAAGTATTAGGAGTACTTGGGGGATTAATCGGTTGGGCGGTATTCAAAGATACTAACGCAGTACTTTTAGGGCTTGCGAGTGTGGGAACACATCAAGTGGTTAAGCAAAGTAGAAATAATGATAATATTGATAGTTCAGAGAAGTAATGATATAAATTAA